CCCCGCCAGCCTTCGCCCCGCCACCCCCACCGCCCCCGCCTGCTTTCTTTTCAGCATCACCCGCTTGCAAGCGGGCCAACTCGATCAACTGATTGACCAATTCTTGCTGTAACTTTATTTGCTTCTCAATCGCTTTCAGGCCATCTTCAGCGGCAATGACGCCCTTTTCAGCTTCGCTGCGTTGCTCCGCTGCGCTCTTTTGCTCTTTGCGGGATGCGTTGATTTGGGCAAGTTTCGCTTTGAGCGCTTCTTTGCTTGCACCCTGCCGGAGCATATCGTTGTACTCTTTGACCTGTGCGCTGACCTTCTGCCCGGTTTCAAATTCTTTCTTTTGGGCCGCAACCAAATCTTCCTGCGCCTTCGTTGCGGCTTCGGTAGCGGTCGCAAGAGCGAAGTTTTGCTCTACCAACTGCGCCATTTCAGTACCGAACGGCCCTAAGACGTTCTCAATCTGCGAGAGTAAATCCCCTAAATTCCCTTCACCCGCAAGAGCCGCCGTGATACCTTTCGATAGATCGGCTAAGAGCTTATTCGACTTGTCATTTGATAACGTGCCAACCTGAGTAAGATAGCCAAGCGCAGATTTGAGCGGGCCTTCAAGACTGTTCAGGATGGAAAAATCAGCTTCGGTGAACCCTTCAAGCCAGGAAGTCACCGCGCCAAAGCCCCATTTGGTCAAGTCGGGAGCCATCTTCGGCGGTGAGCCAGGGGACATCCAAAAGGTAAGGATGCTTGAGATAAAATCAATCGCCGCAGTCAAGGCCGCTACCGCTGCCGAGATCATACCATCGGCTAGACTCGTGACGATGCCAGCACCCCAACTGAACGCATTATCGGCAATGTTCGCCATTCGGTCATAGAACATTTCCTGCGTTTTGTCGGTGATCTTGCCCGCTTCGATATTGATCGCATCAATCTCTTTTAGCTGGCTATCACTCTCACGGGCAAATAAGCCAATCGCCTGCCCGTATTCCCCCGCCGCATCGAACACGCCCCTCGCCATGTTGATAAACTTTCCGGTCAGAACTTCCAATACTACACCGGTCGCCTTCATCGCTTCGGAGTTGGTAAAAGCAATCACCTTATCCAGAATATCACCCAGGGCGTTGGTGACTTCCTGCGCTGCCCCCATGAATAGATTGCCCCAAGTGAACGTGCCAATATCGCCCATCGTGGACGCGAGACCTTTGAGCGTTCGGCTTGCCCGTTGCGCTGCCGGGCCGATGTACTTATCGGTGTAATTGACCAAAGCAAGCGAGACCTCCTCGAAGGTCATCTTGCCCGCTTTCAGGTCATCATTGACTTCCTGTACACTCTTGCCGAGCGTCAAGTCAAACACCTTTGCCAGGTCAAGCCCCGCCATTGCCAGGTCTCTCACGTCTCGCTGTGTAATCTGCCCAGTCATGGACATCTGAGAGAAGTTATAACTCAGGCGCTGCAAGATACCCGGAATGTTCTGAGACAAAGCGCCCAAGTCGGTAATGGACTTGGTAAGTTTCAGGGCCGTGTCAGACGCCATGCCAAAGGCCATATTCATCTGGAATACGGATAGCACCTGTTGATAAGGGAAGGGGCTGGCAATGGACAATTCCTTGATACTTTCCATCATCGCTTCAGCGACGGGCTTGCCCATTGCCAGGGCCTCGGTCATACTGTCGGTTTGTTTGGAGTACAGGATTTCTCTTGCCGCTAGACTTTCAAGGGCGATTTGCATATCCTGCATGGTCGAAACGGACTCAATGGCCTTGTCTTTGAACTGGACTATCCCTTCCCATGCCTTGCCTAAAGCCCCGGTGATGACGTTCCCCAGGACGTTCGCTACCACAAGCCCCTTCATCGAGAGACCTTCGATAGCGTTGCTGCTTTCCTTCATCGCTCCGCTGAACTGCGAACCTGTTGTACTGGCTGCCTTGCCAGACGCCGCGCTGAATTTATCTACCGCTGCGGTCGCGCTAGAGATTGCCGCCATAAACGGATTGAAGTTTTCGGCTACAAGGGATACGCCAGCAGGCGGGAGACCACTCATACTATTTCGGCTTCTTTCGTTTTGCCTGTTTCATGGCTTCGTTTTGCACTACTGCCTCGATTTGAAGCTCTGCCCGCCGCGCTGCGATATATACCGCCTGTTGGTCGCCTTCCAACTCGCACCACTCTTCAAATGTCATGTTTGCCCATTTTGCGGTCAGCACCCACTCCAACATCGGAGCATAACTGATACCGCTGCGCGGCGTGGCAATCTCGAATATGTCACGTCCCCGGAACTTAGCCCGGAAATGTATCTTTTGCGGCTAGTACCGCCGCCTCCGTGGGCTGGCTGCGCCGGGTGATCGCCGCGAGCAACTCTTCCAGGTCGCTGTCCGTGCCGACACAGATCATTGTCACATAGATCATATGATCGTCTGCGCCAATATCTCGCCCAAACTCATCTTTGTAGAACTGGCGCATTTCAGCGACTTCGGCTTTTACGTCATCTGTCCACGTCACGGCTACGCCGCGCTTTATCATAAGCCGCTGCGTTTTCAGGTTGAAGTCACGCTGGTATTCGATCATGGCTTGCGCATGAGAAGGGTCAGCGGGATTTGGTTCAGTCACCTTTTCGTCACCATACGTGACCTCAACCATCGGCGGGTTAGGCGGGGGGAAGTCCTGCGATAGCTGGAATACCAGCATTGGACTTACCTTGCGGATTAGCACCTGCTTGCCCGTATCCTTGAACGTATACGGGGTCAATTCGTTTTCTTTCATTTTTCACTCCACTCCACAATCTCTACGATAAGTTTTGTTACATGCGGGCTGCGGTTGCAACCAGTAAGATACCGTCCACACCATCACCTGCCAGGCCACCCACTGCCAGCGAATTGGCTGCAATGCCAGCATCCGCAAAGGGGGCTGAAAGGCGATAGGGTTTGTCGAAAGTCGGCAGATTGACCAGGCGGGGGGTAGAGCTTGTCCACGACTGCCCGCCATCCCACGAGGTCAGGATGTGCGCCGTTGGCGTACTGTCGTTGTAGGCGATGTACATGACTTCTTCGGTGGCAGAGATAATGTCATGGATCATGCCATTGTTACCCTGTCCGCTGAAATTGAGCTGTGACCAGGAAGCGCCGCCCGTCAGGGTGTACCAGACAAAGCCGTTTGCACTGCCCACCCACCAGATACGGTCGCTCTTGACATCGATTGCTTGCAGGCCCGATGTGGTAGGCGTGGTTGCAGAGGCCGTCCAGGTTGCGCCCCGGTCGGTGGAAGCAATCACCTGTCCATTCGCCCCGACAGTGACAATCGTTTCTTCTATGCCATGAATGCGGGCCAGGTTGTCAGTGTAAACCGAACCGTCAAGGATCGCAGTCACGCCAGCGGTAATGTCTGTACTCTTGTAGACATACCCACCATCACCGCAGAAGTAAATCTCACGGCTGGAAAGAGCGTACATGTCACGCGGGCTGCCAGCGGCAACGAACCCGGTAGAAACTTTCGTCCATGTGCCGGGTACGCCAGTCGAGATATTCAACTCGGCATAGTAGTAAGCATCTTCGCCCAGGACAACCAGATACGGCCCGACAACTTCAATCGCCTCGGGTACTTCGGTAGCGCCAAAGCCGGTGATGTTCGTCTGGAACCAGGTTGCGCCGCCGTTCAAGGTGTAAATCACTTCAGCGGGCAGGCCGGGGGAGCCGGTAGACGTGTCAGTAATGGCATAGATGCGGTTTGTGCCATCATCTGCCGTTCCGCACGTCCCACAAGAGACGGTAGAGCCGTAGGTAATGTCAAGAACCGCGCGGCTTACTTCCGAACTCGCCTCCTGGCAGAAGGCCAGCGAACCTGCCGGGTAGACGTTGGCAAGCGTGACGGACAGGCTATCTTCAAGAGAGTCGTCGCTATCCCAAGTCGAGCGAGTACCCAGGTCTTTCTCGGTCACAAGCCCAAGCGAATAGATCATGACGTAATCAGACCAGCCGCGCAGGAAGTCAGACGGGTCTTTGCACGTGCCGACTACGTTGTAGAAATTGAAGGGGCAATTCAGCGGTAGAAGCTGCTTTGGCAGGAGCTTGTGCCGCTCTTTGAGCATGAGCGTGGCTTCTGCCAGATCGGGGGGAGAGATAGAGCGCCCGACTAAGCGGTAGCGCCCGTTGATGTAGGGGTCAGGAACCCAGATCGGATCGATACCCCCACTTTCGGGGATCGTGACGCCATCCACTGCCATGTATTGAGCGTCTTGCCCGCCATAGCGAACGGCATTGCCAGGATACGGCCCGCCCCATTGGATAAAGCTGCGTACATGCTTCTGAGTGATAACCTCGTCAGCAGTAACTTTGTTTCCCATTTCATACCTCCATTGGTTGATAACAAAAAACACCCGTCAATAGACGGGTGTCAATTCCGAACGTTGGTAGCTTGCCGACACGCAAGCACAGACCTGTATTTATTTTAGCACAATTCAAGCGATTTGCAACCGAGTATTTATTATCCAAATGGATAATATATTATCCTTTAATTCCGATTAGCTATATATATACTTAATAGGTGATCGGAATTAAAGGAGTTTATATTATCCAAAAGGATAATATATTATCCAAGAATTGTGGGTTAAATAAGATACCTCCCGAAAGTGGGAGGTATCTTAAAAAAAAGAAGAGCGTGATTTATTTAATACCCGTTTTCGTTGAACCAGGCTAGAAGGTCTTTGGCGTCAAATCCAGGACGTAATGCGGTCAACTGAACCACTCGACTGTAGGCCGCCTGTTTGTCGCCACCCGCCAACTGAATTGCACGGCGAGCTAGGTTAGGGTCAACCTTTGACGAATTGCCGCCGCCATACTTGCGGGGAGTAGAAGTCTTTTTAGGTTTTGGCGGATTATATTTCCCATAAATAATAGGTGTCTTTTTGCCAGCAGCGTCCTGGAGATAATCTTTTCCGCTTTCAATTCGGCGCAAAAGATATTTGTACCCGTTGACATTCCCCATAATTCCGGCTGCGCTCTGGCGAAGCGAGGCGGGATTAGCGTATTTATCCGATGCTGGATTTTTCTCTACTCGCGCGGCGCGCTCCAAAAATTCATCGTGGCGCTGCGTTTCGCTCTTTATTGCACCCTTGAGATATTCAATTACCTCGGATTTATTGTTTCCAAAATTTCCAGACTGGATATGTTCAAGAAACTTTGGCGCTATTTGAGCACCGCTGCCAGCAACCATTCCACCATATTTTTTGAGTCCGCCGCCACTAAGAGCATGGGCGCTGTACGCTTCTGCTTCTTTTTCGGGGGTAGTTTTTCCAAGAAAGTCTTGTGATATTCCATCTTCACTGCCAGCCCTGCGCCGAGCATTATCGAGTCCAACTGAAAACCGCCATCCATGACGCTTTTGGTTATGCTGGCCCTGGAAGTGTTTTTCTTCTTCAACCCACTCTTTGAGTGCTATTGCCTTATTCATATCGCCCATCCTGTCAGTAATCTCAAGTCTCTGGTTTCTTTCCAGGCGTAGATGTGCCCGCGCCGTGTACCATACGGGCAGGATAAATCTTCCGGCGCAATCATTCCATATTGCTCACCATCCGCCCCGCCCGTTCGGGCAAGGTCGAATTGCCAGTGATACAAATTACGGTTCGAATCCTGGCAAGCGCAGATCGGTTTCGCGAGTTCTGCCGCTGCCATGTACGCTACCACTCGCTGCATTCGCAATTCCATCGCCCCGTTGACCAATGGCTTACCCGCCCATGCCCGAATTTGCACCCTGTCAGGGGGTCGACAATTGAACCAGTTTACTTCAGTGAACTGCCCACTCGTGGAATTGTACGCCGCTTGCCCTATTCCGAGAAGTCCGAGATCGGCTTGGCGTAACGCCACCCGTGCCACCGCGTAGCCTTCCGCTGCCGGGTCGCCTGCGTTGATTACGCCGGTTGGGTTGCAAGTGGAGCAATAGCAGAAGTAGGGGTGGGGCTGCGTTTCCCATATGAGTTTGGCTTGCGCAGTGTCAGCGGTGATACCTGTCGGGTCGATGTACTCGTGATAGACTTCCAGCGTAGTGACGAAATTCGCTGATTCGGTGGGGTCAAGGATGATCGGGGTATCATACCCCTCGTACAAAATCGGCTTTGCCAGTAACCAGGAATTGATACGAACGGTCGCATTGCCGCCTGAGATTGCGACTTTGATCGGTGTGATCTTGTATTCATCGCCTACCGGGTCGCTGTTCAACCTGTCCGCCGCTGCGATATAGACGGTCAACTGCGAGGTGTCTGTGAACGTAACGGGTAAGGTGATGGTCGCTAATTCGTCTAACCCGTCCCCGTCCGGGTCAGTGTAGGTTATAGCCTTCGTATCGACTAGGGTACGGGTCAACACGCCGCACTTTTGGATCATGCCTTCGTTCATCTGGATTGCAGGCCAGCGTCCTGCCGCGTCGATGTAGCCCAATCGGTCAACTCGCTCATCTGGGTAGCGGGGGTAGGGGTGATCTTCCACGATGTAATGGGGGGCTGGGGCAAAGCGTAGATAGCCGGTCAAGCGGGCCTCTGCCTGCTCGATAGCTTGCGAGATATCGAACCTGCCCGCCGCGTCAGCATCTTGCCATGCGTATTTTTGAGTAACGTCATTGCAAGCGGATGTAAGCGGGACGATATTCGTATCCGCCCACCCCCAAAAGTGCCAAGGCTGAACACCAATTATGGCGCGCCATGTGTCAAGGGGTAAGATGGTCATTTCACCACCATCCTATTCAGAAACAAAACCGCTCCTGCAATAGCGAACCAGTGCAGGGTAAACAATACGGGGTTTGTCGCCCCAAGTACAAAAGTGACAATGAACGAAGTCCAGAGGGACACGCAATCTGGACAACCAAAGCCGCGCTGTATCCAGGTCTCTTGCTTGTCAACTCCGATAACGTCACGCCACCGAGCAAACAAGTCAAACGGGCCATCTTCGAGAGTAACCATTTGCGCCACTCGGAAGGATGCGAACACGGCAAGGATAAAAGAAAACGTATCCACCCCTAACAGGATAAACAGCAAAAGCAACGCCGCTATGATGGTTAGGTATTTGTCTATCCAATTCAAAACGGTTTGTTCTGAGATAGGCATCATTCAGACGGCCTTTCTTTGAGATAGCGAGACGCATCGCTGAAGGCGGTTTTGAAGTTTGTGTATTGGCGCATGTAGCCGGTGGGGGTTGTCACCCGATAATACGTTTTCGATTTGTCGGGTCTTACTGAAGTACCATCGCCCTTTTTGATACTAAACTCAACATACTTGCGCCCAACATTGCCCAACTTCCAAGATGGATGAAAGGTAGAGCGGTAATCTTGCGTACTCTTGCCTATCGGTTGAAAACCGGCTTTTGTCAGGGTAGCCGATTCGCTCTGCCCACTACCGCCGCCCCTTCTACCATGAGCGCCTTGCGAGTGCTGACCTTGCAAGTGCTTTTCTGTCCAATCCTTGAAAGTCTTTGCTTTGTTCATTTCACGCCGCCGTTTTTAGTGCGTCTCGGAGCACTTGCAGATAAATCTTACGCTTGCCGTTCACCCGCTCGGCTTGCTCCCACACCATGAGAACTTCACCTGATACGCCCTTCTTGATCGCGGCTTTCAGGTCTTTCATCCCTTCTGGCATGGGTGGATATTCTGGGTCAACTGGCGATTGCACCTTGACAGGTTCGGGCGCTGGTTTGGCCTTGACAGGTTCAGACATTTTGACTGGTTCAGTCACTTTGGCCGGTTCGGGAGCAATCACCATTTCAGACGCTTGCACCACTTCTGGCACGGGCATAGGGACTGGTTCACGTACTACGATCTTGAAGTCGCCGGTCGATAGCAGCTTCGGCGCGTCCACCTGGTCAACGTTGATAAAGCGGTTTGTGGTATTGTTGCCCGCTTTGTAGATGCGTCCGCCGCTGCCGTTGTACGAACGGGAGCCGGTACGCATTCCGATAAATTCCAGTCTCACAATTCCATTGTTGTCAGCGACGATAGGGGCTTGCGCCGCTTGCGCTGCATACTTTCCAGGGTTAGTCATTCTCTTTACCTCCATGATAGGCCCGGCATTCGGGCTAGGACATGATCCGCAGGTCATGTGGCCTCCTTTATACCGTTTCATAATCTCGGCATTCAACTCTTTTTCTTGACGTTCGGCCAGCTTGCGCCGCTCGCCAGTATTCACCCTATAGTATAGCAAAGGTTCTGCCAAATGTATACCGCAAAATCCCTTTTTACGGGCTTGCAAGTAGTAATCCACATCTTCCCATGCGGGCAAGGTTTCATCCCATTCCAACTGCCTCGCCCAATAGGTAGGTAGCAGGGTCGTTACGGCGTGTTGGAGTTTATGGCTTCCATCGTCAAAGTCCGCATGACTGACTTCCTTGATTCCATTCTCGTCAACTCGCCACCAATCGGCATAAACGTAACCCTTGCCGTTGTAGAACTTGAGCATCTTTTCCAGGGCTGAAGGGTGAAGATAATCGTCAGCGTCCAGAAACACAACGAACTTGCCCTTGACAAGTTTCATCCCGTCATTGCGCGCCGCTCCTGCTCCCTTGCGCCTGCCCTGTATCACTTCTGCAAATGGCATACGGTCTAGCACGTCTCTTGGAATGTCGGTATCCGCTACCACTACCAACTGCCAGTCACGGTAACTTTGCCCTTCCACGCTGCGCACAGCGTCAAGCAATAGGCGCTCATGTCCGGGGCCAACGGGGATAATCACTGTTACCCAGGGGGCCATTCTTGACCATACCCGCACTTCTTTTTGCGGAGCTGCGAACGGGTATTCGCCGCTTCGCATCCAGGGGAGCCATGTATCAATCGGCTTGTATTTCTTGGTTCGCGAGGCGCTGCCGTCATGCGTGCGATACTCGAATAAGCCTTCATCCGTGATCTTCTTTGCCGTGAACCCCAACGATAGCGCACGTGTCCAGAACTCAGCATCCTCGCCAGGGGCAAACTCTTGATAATACCCGCCCGCCCGCTTCCACATGGACTTACGAAACATGCACCCTGAAGGGATACAATTGCCTGGTGGTACGCTTGCCTGACTTTGCACCCTCCAATCGAATACGGGGGGCCATGCCCCGTAGTGGGTAGCCTTACCGTCATTTTGGATCATGGCAAGGCCAGAATAGGCAATCCCCAGGCCGGTGTCACTATCAAGGGCTTTTGAGAGTGTTTTGACAAAGCCAGGGGCTAATCGATCATCCGCATCCAAACAGGTGACAAAATCATGCCTTGCGGCTTCAATGCCATGATTGCGGGCCGCTGCAACTCCCTGGTTAGCCTGTCTCAGATAACGAACCCGGTCAAGGTAGGGCAAGATGACTTCAGGGGTATTATCGGTACTGCCATCATCGACCACGATAATCTCATCTGGAGCCGCCCTCAGTGCGCTTTCTACCGCCTCGGGTAGATACTTTGCGTAATTGTAGGCGGTGATGATGATGGATGTACCGCTCTCTCTTGGGGTAGCGTGCGCCTGCCTGTAAGCATTGACGTAGAGCGGCATGATCCGCTCCCATGTGTAAGTGCTTGCCAGATCGTGCGCCGCTTCTGCAATCGGCTTGTAATGTTCCTTTAGCCAGCGGTAGCCTTCAGCTAGCCCGTCAATATCGCCGGGCACAACTAAGTAACCTGTAACCTTGTGCTGAATAAGGTCGCTGGTTCCTGCCCAATCGTATGCCAAAACCGGCACACCCGCCGCCATCGCTTCCAATGTGCCAATCCCGAACGTTTCCGGGGTCGTGGCAAGGTAAATATCCGCCCGCTGGATTACAGCCTTCATTTTCTCGAAGGCCATCGGGCCGGTAACGGTCAAGTTTTGCGGAGTAGGTTTGTCGTTGCGAAGTGGAAGGAAGGTTGTCATAACCTGAATACCGCGCCGCGCCAACTCGATAGCAGGCGAGGGGTCGCATACGTCATCTGCCCTTGTCTTATTCCACAAGACATACCCGCCGTTTTCGTCACGCTTCCAGGCGTCCGGTTCAATAGCATGCGGGATGATGAGCGGTTTGACGTGCATATCTCGCTGGAATGGATATGCTACCCAGGCCGAAGGGACGGTAATCACTTTCGCCCGCCGTGCGCTATCAGCAATGTGGCGGTTCACTTCGTAATTCCAGCCCATGTATTCTGAGTGGGGAAGATCCTCGAAGTACAGCCCGTGCGAGTGAAGAACGTCCACTCTTGGCAATTCACGCTGCGAAATGTGAGAAGCGAACACCTCTGCCTTGCGGGGGTCTTTGACCAACTGAATACCCATGCGGGGCAAGTATTTGAACTGCGCATGGACAATTCGACCAATGCCGTTATTGTCCGGTGCATTTTCGGGGGTTGGGCTAATATAAACTCTCATACCACCTCAGACTGTCAATAAATCCTTGTCTCATCATCAAATCGCCTAAATGATCGGTAATGAGTTTAGCGCACTCAGGGTCAAAGTGATTGCGCCAGTCACCTATGATACCTTTTCGCATGGCATGTTCTGCGCCTAACCGCTTGACCTGCTCACCAAACGACTGGCGCTCGACTGCTAAAACGATTTTATCACGGGGGGTGTCTAATCCTGTCAAGTCAAAAACAGCGTCATGAAGGGTGTCAACCGGGGCCGTGTGAAGGGTCGAATATTCAATCTGGCATTCGGCAAGGTTGGGGTTATTCCACCAATGGGTTATAAACGGTTCGTAGGGGCCGATCCATACCCCATTCGGGCCGTATCTGTCGCCATTATTCGCTTCGATCATCCCCTTGATTGCACTTTCCAGGGAAGGCAAGTCATAATAAAACCAGCGTGATACCGCCACGTCGCGGGGGTCTCGGTAAACAAAGCACGTCCTGCCTTCGCGCTCTTTCGAGTGACGCTTGACGACTACATAATCCCCGCCTTTGTCGCCATACCAGACAGGCGTCATTTCGGGGATGGTTTTCAAGGGGCTATCGAGTATATCCGATAAAAGACGCTGAACCCAGGTATTGCCCGAACGGGGGTAAGAAGTGATGTAAAGGGGAGTGGTGGGCATTAGTAGATTACTTGGGTGTCAAAGTCGTCTTCGGTATAATCTTCGACCTTGCCACCTAACAGTTTTACCGCTTTCTGAACTCTTGCAAGATCGGGATTAGGATAGTACATTCCATCGTCAAGGGTTATGCTATTCAAGGCGGGCAATAGGCTTTCAGGGGCAAGCCATTCGCCATCTTGGACAATGACAAAATCAGTACCGATATAGGCTCTGGCAGTCATGCTTCACCTCGAATTACAGTTAGAATAAAATCAAAATAGTCCGGGTCTTCGCGGGCAAGTTTTATGGGGTTTTGATAGAACATTTGCAGACCCATTGAGAGTATTTCTGTTGACCCGTCCCTGTAAATCTTGCCCATGTAGGGCGACAGGAACTTATCGGGCCGCGCAATCTCGGAAGGAGCATACCCTAAATTCGGTTCAATGTTTTTTAGTTTTCTTGCAATCTCGCCGCCCGTGCGTTTTGCAAGGAACTCTCGACATTTACGGTTCAAGTCTTTGTTGTGAAATTCCATCCAATGACCCGTTTCATGGGCAATTACGCCCGCTTCAGCGTGCTTTGTGATTTCAATGCGATCATACCCGACACGTGCGGGCCGAAAACACGAACGCTGCCCGCCTTTCTTTCCTTGAGCGGTCAAGCTGGCTTTTGGCATAACGCTGGCAGAGACCACTTGCCCCAAAAATGCCGTTTCTTCTGCCAGCATCTTTGAACGATTATCGCCTGTAGCCGCTTTGGGGAATTTGTTTACGGTCGTTGGCACGCCTGCCGGGTCTGGCGCTTTCAGTGCTTGCGTGTACTCGGAGCGGGCCGCATTCGCTTTTGTCATATCAGGCTTGAGTGACAAGGCGGCATTGTGAGGATGTAATCCCCCGTATTTCGATTTTAGAGCGTCCATTTCTGCCTTGAGGCGAACATACTCTGGATTGTTCTGAACTTCTGCCGTTGCCTTATCTAGCAGGGCATTTCTCTTTTCCAGGTGCGCTTGATACAACTTCTCTCGCTCTGGCTTTGGCATGTAGATATTCATGCTCTGGTAGTATGCCCTATCAAGTTTTCCGGCGTCTTTGAATGACTTCGTTTTTGCATACATATCACTTGCGAGAGACTCTAAACTATTGTACTTTTCCCCGTCCGCCTCCATCGCTTTCTTTTGTTCGTAGGGGTCAAATTTATCTAGCCCGTGCTTTTTGTATATTTCTTCTAGCCTTGCCCTAACTTCGGCGGGGGTTTGGCGCTTCGGCTTTCCTTCTGTCGGCACATAGGGGCGCTTTGCTGGCAACTCTTCGACCCATCCCGTAATTCCGCCACGTTTGGCTTGTGTCTTACGGTATGCTTCGCGCTCGCCAGCAGAAGTGAACTTATCCGCTACGTTCTCACTCACCCCCGCCCGTAACGCACGCCGCGCACCTTCAAGCGAACCATAGCGCCACCCATGACGCTTTTGATTATGTTCGCCTTGCCTGTGTTTCAACCCGATAAGCCAGGTTGTTATGATCTTGAGTTTGCTCATGGTATCACCACTCCCGGCGCTTCGGTTGCAACCGCCGCCGCTACAGGTAGGGTCGCTTGTAAAGCCGCAATCGCTACACCCGCTACCGCTACCGTTACTCCAATCGCTATTGCTACCTTTGCGGCATTCCAGGCCAGCTTCTTTGCCACTGCCCACACAAGCGCAAGTGCATTGTCGGGGTGTCTGGTTCTTCCACCATCATACGAATATTTGACCTTGCCAGGAACATCAGTACGATAGGTGTCTCGCTGAACTCTGCGGCCATTCGGCAGTTTGACGGTTTCAGCTTTTGCGCTGCCCCTGGAAGGCGCTAGCTTACCCTTGCCCTCCACTTCCAAGAGATCATCTTTCGCTTTCTTGACCTTGGGAGCTTTAGGCGTCTTTGGTGCTTTTATCGGCTTTTCAACTATCGGTTTCACTTCACCTTCGGCGGGCTTGGCTTTCTTGGGTTTCGCTACCTTGACAGGTTTTTCAGTCTTTGGAGGCGTCTTACCGTCCGTTTCATCGGCGGGCTTTGCACGCTTCGCTTTGGGCGGTTTATATCCAGGCGGGGCAGGCTGCGGGTATTTCGCCATGCGATTCCCGTGTGTCTTTTGGTTGTGCTGCCCTTGCCTGTGCTTTTCAGTTTCAGTCCACGCCTTGAACTCGCCCGCTTCTGTCATTTCACACCTTGAACGCAATCAGGGTATCCGCTTTCTCAATGAGCTGCCAGCCGTAAGCCTGCGCCGCTTCATCGGTCGCTTTCTTCACGGCAGGCCATACGTCCTTTTCGTAGTCGTGAATGGCGATGATACCGCCCGGCTTGACGTGATTATGCCATGCTTCGATGTCACCCGAACAACCCTCATAGGAGTGGTCGCCATCGATGAAGATCATGTCAATCAGGCCGCCCGCCCAATCACGCCCGACTTGCTTACTATCGCCCAACATCTGAACGGGCAAGGGAAGGCCGGTATTCGCAAAAGCGTTACGCTCATTCTCTAATCCACCAAACGGGCCGCCTTCCGAAATATCCACCGTGAAGGCGCGCAAGTCGGGCCGGGCCTCGACCATTGACAGGCTGGACGTGCCAGCGCCCGCCCCGATATTTACAAATGTCGCTTTTGGGGGTAGAGACGCCGCTAGCTTCTTGAATAGGACAATTTCGCCAGCATAAAGGAACCCGAAGGCATTACCAAGAGATTCGGCAAAGGTGCTCATTCGGGCATATCCAGTTTCTCTTGCTTGTACAGTTTCTTCAGCTTCGCAAACGCATCACGTTTCGCCGGGCCATCATATCCCTTACCGTGCAGAGCGGCCCACGCCGCGCCCATCAATTTATGATCGATCTTGCCCGCTTTGTCCATAACCCGTAAATGCCAGGTGGTAGGCTTGAAGGGGTTTTCAACGACTAAGTAATGCTCAGCGGGATGATCTTCGTTTTCCTCGGCTTTCATCGGCGCTTCTTTCTTGCCGACTTTCGGGCCGTTGTCATCTGAGATATACAGGTAAATCTTTTCAGGTGACTTGCCCATTTCAATCAGCACCGGGCCGCGCATGTACGTTCCATTGCTCTTGCCGGGCCGGTAGCCCATTGCCCATAGTCCCTTGGTGATGACATCGAACTTATCAGCGGGCGCAATCCAGGCGCTACCATGTGCGCCAGGGCCAAGACCATCGGCGTCAACCGGGCGCAACTCGACACCGAACTTTGCCAGTGCCTTGCCAACTTTCATATGGATTGCGCCAGGGGCCGGTGTGCCGTGAACATAACCGCCAGGCTTCGCTTCGGCCTCAACCTTCGGCGCTGGTTCTTCTTTGAACTTCACCCATTCGGCGAACTCACCCGCCGCTTCTTTGTTGGTATTTGTCCAGTTTTCTTTCATGGTATCAGTCCCTTTGCTTTCAATTCGCTTACATCTTCCGGCGCTAAGATCGCTGCCGGGTATTGCCAAGGGGTCTCTAGGTCGAGTTTCCCCTTGTTCACTGCTATTTTACACCTAACCGGCGCTTGACGTGTGCCAAACACCCGCCACTGGGGATATTCTTGCATCCTGTAACTACCCATAATCTCAAAATCCCAGGGGCTTTCAGACTTGACCATGATTTCAAGCAGCTTTTCACGGTCGAATATTCCAGGTTGGGCGCTTACCTGGTAGGGCACGTCATGGGCCGTTTCCAAGAGGTCAAGCCGCCCGATATAGCCAGCGTGCTTTGCGCCGGGAGCGTAGAGACGATCCGTACTCAGGTCAAAGCGGAATATATCGTCTCTACCCGTCATCCAATCTTCGATAATCTCAATCGCTGCCGTATCGACCCGCCGCAAGACGAGATAATCGTCCAGCAGGAGTATGAACCGCTCCGGCATGGAATTGACTGCTAGCCTTGCGCCGTCACTCCATTTGCCAACGGGATAATCGACGAACTCCCCGATCTTGAAGAACTCTGCCCAAGGGGGTAAGTTTGGGATAGGCGAGTAACCGGCTATGATTACACGGGGCCGGGGCTGCCAGTGCTTATTCAGTTGGTGAAGAACTGCCGGGACTAGCCAGGCGTGAACATCTGAGGTTAGAACTAAAACCGGTAATGTCATTGCGTTTTCAATCCTTACGATTATTTTAGCACAATTCGGGGTGTTTGCAACACGGCAAAGATGGATAATATATTATCGAAATGGATAATATAAACTCCTTTAATTCCGATCAGCTTAAAGGTATATATATAGGTGATCGGTAATAAATGCCTGTTTTTAGATAATATATTATCCAAAAGGATAACGAATGCTCCATTGTTTTGCGGATTAAATGGGGTATCCCCCCGAAAGTGGGGGGATACCTTGAGAAGAAAGGGTAGAACGGGTTAGCGGTTCGGGGCGTAGTAGCTCGGTACGGTCGTGTCCTGGCCGGTAGACCCGCCATTGACGAAGTAACCACTCGCCGGGTCCCAAGAGCGCTCGTGCTCAATCGGGGTGTACTTGACATTCTGCAAGCGGGCCGCCAGATATGGGGTCAGCAGGAGCAGGCGGGGTTCAGTCTTGGCAACCACCTGTACACAGAAGTTGGTTGGGGGTTTCTTGTGCCACATGAACCGCCCGCCGTCCGTTGTGTAGTAGCTGTCACCGGGAGTGAACTGGCGTGCAAGCTCGATTGCGGAGCCGGGGCCGTCATAGTTGAAGGCTTCCCAGTAAGTCACAGGAATTCCGCCCATGACGGTCAAGGGGACGAAGTAGATGTCAGACACCCACGACGGGCCAGCCTGAGTTTCGGGGATCGCATCGTCAATCACGACAGGAACTTGCTGCCCGTCAATCAAGAGATACTGCCCGACATAATTCATCAGGTCGCCGCGCATACCGTCGCGCATTGCCATCTGGCTATCGCCGCCCACGAACAGGGTAGCGCCGGTAGGAACTACGGTCGCTGCGGTCGTGGAGTAAGCGATGGGCCAGACTTCAGTCAACTCATAGAACAGGCCGAAGGGCATGGTAATGACCCACTGAACGGGGTCAAGGCCAGCACGCTGAGCCAGGAATCGCAGGTTGCGGTAGATGTTGCGGATTTGCAGGACGATTGCCAGGGAATTGGTTTTCACGTCCAGCGAGCCGAAGTCACGCACAATCGAGTCCGCTGCCGGGCAGAACGTGCCGGTGAGAGCATCCTGGTAGCCATCGTTGATGAGCGTTTCCAGGCCGTAGAACTCCATATACCCGCCACCCGCCGTGTTATTGGAGGGGCTGCCGGTGTAGGTCAACTTGGCAAAGTCACGCGACCAGGCAACGGCCATTTCAAACATGGCTTTGGCGATTTCATTGCGTGCGATAGCCGCCACGTCCACAGCGCCCGCCGGGGTCATGGGGTTGGAGCCATCGAACGGATTGCCGTGAAACTGGAAATCCAGGAAGTCGCTGCGGTTGATGATCTTGCCGATGCGATCAACATCGAACACGCGGGACTGGCGAGACAAGCGCCCAAAGACAAAGCTGTGAGTGCAGAGTTTGGTCAGGCCAGTGGACGGGGGATCGTCACAAACGCCAGTCGGTTCGCTGCCAGTCGAGGCGGTAACGCCGGTGACAATGCCATACAGCGGATTGGTTTCGTTGCTCACCCGAACGGGAAGGCGAGAGGCCAGGCCGGTGTTGGGCAGAACCATTGCTGAAAACAGCGGGCGCGCCAGTCCGGGTGAACTGAACAACCCACCCTTGCCGCCGTGTGCGTATACAGCATTCGGAGTGCTGGATACAGTCTTGACGGTGATACCCTGCTGGCGAATCAACGCTTCGGCCAGGGCTTGATAGTCGATCTGAGTACTCATTGCATTTCTCCTTTACGATTTGAGACCATTCAAGACGAACTGGTCAGCGAACGTTGCCAGCGGGTCAGCGCTTGGGCCTTCCTTCAGGCGGGGGTCGCCATCGGGGATGATAGTATCTTCAGCATCACTGGCGCGGTAGCCACGAGAATAACCGCGCGGCATGTCGCCTTGAAGCTCTTTCAGGCGGGCATTGGCTTCCTTGAGTGCCTTGGTAGTTTCGGCAAGCAGCTTCTCTACCACGCTCAGGCGATCTTCATGGTCAACCGCTGCATCAGCGGCTAAGGCCATGCCCTCATCCTGCCGTTCTTTGTAGACTGCAAAGGACTGGCGCAGCTCATCGATGATCGATTCCTTCATGGTGGAGATTTGCTCCTGGATAGGGGCCAAAACACCCGCTTCCAGGACATCGGCCATCAAAGCGCCATACTCCTTCACGTCCATCAAACCGAGAGCGGCTTCCAGGGTGGGGTCAAAGTCTTTTTCATCTTCTTCCACTTCCTCGGCTTCGTCTTCAGCTTCGGTCTCCTCCTCTTCAGGTTCAACTTCCACTTCGATTTCAACCTTTTCGGCGGGGGCTTTCTCGGTCACGGGCGCTGGCGTTTCAGTATCCGTTTCCTTGTACTCCACCTTCAATTCATCCGCTTCCTTTTCGACCTGTGAAGCGGTATCCAGGATTTGTGCGGCTTCGCCTCCGAACATCTTGCGGAAGTGATCCAGCTTTTCTGAAATGGTTGCCATTGATTCCTCCTATTTATGGATTACGGCAAGTCGAGTAAATCGGTTGCTCACCCGCCCCTTCGGGCAGAGTGAACGCTCGAACCGGCGTATGTGATGAAAAACGCCCTCACTGTCCGGTTCTTCAGGGGGGTGGGTGAAACCTATTGAGATTTCCAACTTATCTGCATTCTCCTTGACTGTTCGGGCGATTGCCGCAGTCCTGAACGTACCTGATTCGATCAATATCTTGCCGTGCATCATATTGAAGTCACAATCGCCAATATCAATGCCTGGCACGTGCCACCAGCGCAGAACGCCATAATTCTTATCGACATCTGCGCGCAGAACGTCATCTTCGAGTGCCTTCCAGGACACAAACTCTTTGTCCCTGTCCTGGTAGGGGTTGGATGAAAACGTCACCCAACGCTCCGCTCCGTCAAAATCCTTGAAAACATACAAGCCCTTGCCCGTCTGATTGAACTCGTCCAGCGGAGCGTCAAGGTAGGACGGGTGCTCTTTGGCAACGGTAAGTTTCTGTACCATCTTTACAGCCCACGCTCTGCCAGCATCCCCGCCCCATAACAACCACGCAATCTTACCGTTGCCTTCTTTGGGGTCAGTGTCCTTATTCTTTTCGTGCCGGTCAAAGAATGCGACCATGCGCCGGATTGTGTCGGGAGATTGCGCTTGCCCTTTTGACAAACTAACCGCTCTGGCTACGCCAGAACCAATGCCTTGCTTGCCCGCTTCGCTTTGTGATAATCCACCGCGCCCATATTGTTTGCGCAGTGCAAGCCCATGCAAGGCCGCTTTGCGAACTGCCGAAGGTGGGGTAAGATCGATTTCTTTGCGGGCTACCATTGTTATTTCTGAGGGCATTTCGTAAAGTTGATAATACCGTATCCAGGGTTTGTCGGCATCTTCGTAGGTGTGTAAAATATGCGGTTTGCCACCAATCTTGAATACTGGTTGAGCAAATACATCGTCTGTATACCCGGACACTTTCACACCCATATTATCGAGTTTTTTTCTCACCTCTGCGATGGTGGAAACGCTGCTCATCATTCTTAGGGCAGAATTGGCCTTCGCAACCTTCCCCCCCGTTCCTTTTGGCTTACTTGCCACAGCGCCGCCTATGCTTTGAGTGCTGCGCTTGATTTCACTCATTCCAATCTTTTTGCGGTAAGCGTCTCGCTCATCTTCGGGTTTGATCTTGCCTTTTACATCATCTGAGACACCCGCTCGCATAGCACGTCTGGCAGAGTCCAGCCCGCTCGAAAATCTCCATCCATGACGTTTTTGATTGTGCTGGCCGCCCATGTGTTTCAGCGCCGCAATCAACTCTTTCTTGCTGCGCTTCGTTTTCTTGCGCGGTTTTGTCATGATGACGCTTGCAATCGTCTCGGCCAGTCCCGGCGCACTCAGCAACCCGCCCTTGCCGCCACGTGCTAATACAGCGGTAGGGGGCGCAGAGACTTCCTTTGCCGCCATACTCAGATTGAAAGGAATGTGCGTATCGCCATGACAGATGAGAACATCGTCAAAGGTGATATTCCAGGGTGTCACAGAGATTTCAGGCATGGAGACGGTATCGGGAATATAAGCAAGGGTGATGTGTGGGGTAAAACCGTGCGCACTATTCACCTCAATACCTGCCTCAGTCAGGCAATGAACTAAGCACTCCCTGAAATGGGGCAAGTCGGGGCTATCGAAACTGAGATAGACTGCATCCTCGCCGCCCGTCTCGGTAAAGCGCCCGCTCCCACCTATCTTGCCGGTCAAGGGGCCAAACTCTTGTGAGAACTCACCCACCGCCGCCGATAGTTTCCCGAGGTCAACATTGGCTACATCACCAAGATACACAAGGGTAATGTGTAAGTCAGTTGCTAACTCACCGCCTGGGATAGCGATAGCCCTTGCAACGTCAATGGGTACATACAACGCAACCATGACGCCGGTATGTTCCTTTTTACTCTCGCTGGCATACAAGGCGCGCATTTGGCGCGCGGCAAGTTTACGGGTAGTAAATGGGTTTCTACCCATTCTTACGCCCGTCTTTGTGTTTACCACAAAGTAACCGTCGTTTGCCGCTTCGATGTGCCAGGGCATTCTTTACTCCCGTAACTCACGATCTAAATCCAGGATAGCCGCGCCGTTCCCGTCTGCCAGGCTAAAGCGGGTCATCCATTCGTCAAGGGTCTTGACTTCCTCGACTTGCTCCATCACGAAGTAGCGCATAAACTCGCACGTTTGCGGATCATCGCTTTCTTCGGCAAGAGCATAGAGCGCATTGATACGCTCCGTTACCTGGTACTCGTGTTCGAGAGCGGCCAAAAAGCAAGCGCCGCCCGCGTCCATCGCTCCTGCCCATCCAGGAACCAGCGGAGCCGGTACAATGTCCAGAACGGGGCGCACGTTGCGATCTGCTAGGAAAGATGCAAATTTCTTTGCGTGCTCTCGCTCTTCACTGGCACGCTCGGACATGAACTTTGCAAAGCCGGTCAGATTGATGGTATCCAGGGCAGAAGCGAGAGCGTAATAGACATCAGCGCTGAACCGCTCGAAATTGAACTGGCGGATCATTTCGCCTTGTACCTGCATCGGCATTTCGATCATGATGATTTCTCTCCTAGACAAACAAAAACCCGCAAAGCGAACCTTGCGGGTTGTCAAATTCCACGTTTAGGGGGCTGTCAGTCAAATATAATACTGACACAGACCTACAAATATTTTAGCACATTTCAAGCGATTTGCAACAACAAAAAAGCCACTCCGCTAGAAGTGGCTTTGACGATCTTTGTGTTAGGGGTTATGGCGTCTGGATAGAGAACGACGGTTCCCCGATCATTTCAATCTGATAATCCGATTTGATGCGATATGGGAAGGCCAGAACGTACCACTCGATATAGACGGGCGATACCGACCCGCCTCCCGTTACACACTGAACCAGGGTAGCAGCCGCATCGCCGGGTGGATAAAGGCCGTTGATTTCGGGGTTAGCCAAAGCGACTGAATTTTCGTATTTCAGCGGGTTTGTCAACTGGGTAGAATAGGGAACAGGGTATCCGATACTTGGGCAAATTTCAATAATCTTCCCATCCATCGAGATCATATACGAGTAGGTAGCGATGATGGTATTGCGGGCAAGGTAGGTCTCAATAACGATCTGACGCTCGAAACTGTATCCGCCCAGGTCAGGAGCGGGCTGATTTTGCATGATAGACGATACGCCCGCTCCCTGCTGAGCCTGCTCAATATATGAGTAGTTGGGCTGGCACGCGGCTAACGCAAAGACCAAAATCATGGAAACGAAAACCAACTTATTCACTTGCATCCTCCTTTATTGTTCAACCAGGTGATAGTAGATGGATCAACTGTATTACGTGACATGGTGCTGATTTGACGGCACATCTTTGTAACGATGGCCTTTTGCTGCGCCTTATACGCTGGAATAAGCGCCGGATTACCGTCCGCTTCGGCGATCTTGGTGTCCAACTCGCTGTATTCAAGAATGTAAGTTTGCAGCATATTGTTATTGGCGTCAGAGAAGCTCTTGCTTTGTTCGACTGCCTGCCGCTGGATAGACAACCACCAGGGGTATATCGTGCCATTTATGGCTAAAATCCCAAAAGCGATGATAGCCAAAACCACCACGACAATAACGGAAGTCCCTGCCGCGTCTTTCGTGTCTGAGAAAAACTGTTTCACTTTTTATCCTTTCTTTCTTACAAGTATTTGTCAATCTCGGCATATTGCTCAAGCACTGCCATCATTGCCTGGTAAGGTGTGGGCGGTTCAGGGATATCGCTCCCCGACAAAACCGCCTTCATCGCTGAAGGGCTAAACCCAGATACCAGGATAGCGCCCTTTTCGTCTTTCTTTGCCGGTACGCCGCTGGACGTGCGCAAATTCCAGAATACGATCTTTGGCATGGTGTAGCCCGCCAACTTGTACATGTCGTTTACCATGTTTGCAAAGTCTTTGTTGTTGGCAACGGCGCACTGATCGAATTGCATATCTGACAGGATGATGATATTTTGCGGCATGTCGCCAGGCGCTACTTCATTTTTCAGGGCAACGTCCAGGATCATGCGAAAAACCGCCTCGATATTGGTGTTCGTTCCCCAATCCATATTAGAGACGCCGCGTACCCGATCTGTCAGCGTGCCAGAGAGATGATACCAGCGCGGGGTTTTGGAGAATGTAATCAAGCGGTCTTTGAATGCGCCCTTATTGCGCTCTGCCAGGTAGATACCCAACCCAACGGATACCAAGATTGGGTCGCCCGACATGCTGCCCGACACGTCACACACCGGGATAAAATCAACGTCCCCGCAATAGTCGGGCAGGTTCTTCCATGCGGCCTCGAGATAGTCGTTCTCTACTCCGCTGGTTTCGGCGATGCTCTTGACAATTTCGTGCGGGTACAACGTGCCGCTCTTGACCTTGCCAGATTTGATATGCTTCGCAAAACGCTCTTCATCATGCCGAATGAATGCCTTGCGGTAAATCATGGCCGCCCGACTTGGAACCGCCGAATACTCGATTGCGCTCCATTCCTTTGCGCACATGGCTTGCTCTACGGTCTTACTCAAACCGACAAGCATATGGCGGTACTCTTTGGGAGAAATCCCCATAGCCAATCGCAACTTCTTTGCGGTCGCTTTGTCGCTGCCGGTCTCGCGGGGCATCCACTTTGCGCACAGGCCATTGCCATGCGCAAGAGCATTTTCGATATACCCCAGAACGCCAGGAACATTGGCAATTGTCAGAAGATCATCCCATCGCCCGTACTTTTCGACCAATCCGGCATGGACAAGCCGCAGGGTCAATTCGGGATCAACTTGCGCCAGGTAGCCCAACCCCAGGCGAAAGAAGCGCCGCTCACCCATGCCGCCGCGCACATTGCGAATGTGAAACAAACAGCGCAAGGCCAGGGCACGACTTTCCCGGTACGCACTGGCAAAGACGCTCTGAACGGCGCTATCGCTTTCGGCGCGCATCCCACCCGCCTTGTAAAACAAATTCAGCACTTCACTTTCTGAAGTGCTGTTGGTGGGCATTCCGTTCTCTGTCAGTGTTTCCGGTTCGTCCATAGACAAAATAAACTGGTTCATATTCCATCCTTTCTTTTCTGGAACGAAATGCGTTTGGTTTACTTAGCAGGTAAATTTTTGATTGCTGTTAGCATCTCTACAGGTTACGTTTTTCAACTTAACAGGTTGTTTTTATTTGCTGTTAGTAACCTGCGATAGTTATATACCCGTTTGCCTTGATTGTCAAGGATTTTTAGAAAGATGTTTCATCTTGCTACGGTTTTATCCCCCATAATCACCACGACTGGACGCCATACCCGACTTGCGGAGCATTGCGCGCAGATGATCGTCACTTTCAGGGGGAATATCGCATTGCCATTGTACAATCGCATCCCGTCTGTTGTGCCTAACTCCGCATGGCAATTGGTACACTTGAACGGCTTGCGCTCTGGCTGAATACTCATTTCTACCGGTAACTCTGTCATTTTCCTAACGCCTTTCTGAACGCCGCATTGACAATTTTCGGCATGGTCTTTTTCATTTCATCGACTACCAATTCTTCATATCCCCTGGCCTTGATACCGGGCCGGGGGTGTTTGCGAGAGATAAAAAGTACCCCACCCTTACCCACGCCAGAACTCAGCACTCCTACCTTCGTTTTTGCCATAAAGCCGGGCGTCATGGTGGCATAGCGAACTCTTGTGCCCCGTGTCAAATATAGATACGGCTTCTCAGTCGTGAACACTTCGCGGCCTTGTGGGGTCTTGGTAATGATAAAGCGAACGCCGCTCTTCCAGGTGGACGTTGGGCGCAAGAGAAGCTCACGGGCATCTTCAGCCGACTCGTCAAGCGCATCTTGAAGATTGGCGCTCAGCTTTGACGCCATCTTGAACCAGTCAGGCGGGGGTCGAATGGGAGTGAACACTACTTCGGCTTCCCTTGCTTCTTTAGCTTTTCGACTAATTCAGCCGTAATCTTGCGCTCGCTTTCGGCGGAAGGCAAGGAACGAATCCAATCATCATTCGCTTCACTATCATTGCGAATGACGGGCAATTTTTCATTCGGAGATGTCATAGATATATACCTCCTGGTTTGGACGTGAACCCAAAACCAGCAACTCCATTTCATTGAGACAACCGGGGCCGGTGAAACAGGATGAAATAATATCCTTGACCTTGATTTTAGCACTCATCATAATACCACCTGCGGCAACATCGGAGAATAATCTAGCCTGCCCAACGTCAAAGCTCCAACTCTCTACCGCGTTACCTTCGTACTTTGCTTTTCCGGTTAGCTTGCCGCCGTTACCCTTTTCTCTCATTCCCCGATAGAGAACAATCTCATCATCGGGTTTATAGCCTGCTTTCTGAAAGAAGGCTTGAGTCTCTTTATAAACCGCTTTCCAGTAGGTTTTATCCTTTGAAATGTCAGATTTACTAATATGATCTTGGGGATATTTTGACTGGTTCAATTCGTTCGCTTTGTCACTTTGCCATTTCGACAATTTCACCCCGAACGCTTGCGCCGCTGCCATTTGTATACCGAGTGCATACGGGTTATCATCGTTCGATGTGCGCGCCCAAAGATGAATATTTTGGGCGGTATTCTGTTTCCCCGCCCCTTGCGCCGCAAGTCGATTGACAATATCGATTTTTAGACTTTTTCGTAAATCATCGCCCGCCAGGTCGAATTGCTGTCTGGCAGATTGGTTTATTGCGCCATCAAATTGCGCTTTGTCAGATGTCAATAATTGCGCCGCTTTTTGTATGGAGCTTATGGGATTATCGCTCTTGAATAGCGGCTTTCCTTCTGTGTCCTGGTTTATGCGGTTCATTTCCTTGAGGCCGTGATTTATGGCTTTCTCTCGATTGCCCCCAAGTAAAGCCGCTCTACCGTGCGCTTCTCTTGTCCAGTTATAGCGGGCATTGCGCACGTCCTCAATATCGTACTCTTTGACGCCTGTCATTGCTTTTTCTTCCCCTCCCCCCTTAGGTTTCTTGACAGGGACGGGCATACCAGCCCGCTTGCGGTAGGCTTCACGTTCGCCCGCCTCTTGACCGCGCATTGAACTCCGCGCCTTATCCAGAGACCCGAACCGCCAGCCGTGCCGCTTTTGGTTGTGCATCCCCTGGCGGTGTTTCAACGCCGCCTCAACTACCCGCTCTTTCAGGGACTTGGTTTCGTAGACAGGCCAGCCGTGCCAGATGTAGAGCGGATTCCAGTCCTTTGCCCGTTGTAAGCAGTCTACGCAGTGTTCGGCTTGCCCAAGTGTCCAGGTTGCATTGTACTCGCCTTCGTCAAGGTTCAGTGGTTCGATCAACCATTCACAGCGGTCGCGTGTTTTGCAAATTGCCGAGCCGTCAGCGGGATAGGCGGGCAGGTGCAGGCCGTACTTGCTCATTTCGCCCCACTTCGCGCCCTTGCCTTGCTGGTACGCCGCCCATATCGCGCTGCCGTACATCGCCGCCCGGCCCGCGTTCAGGTTGGGGTAGCCGAAGAATAGATTTATGGGGGTCGCGTCAATCTCTTCGCCGTCCGGCCCGATGAAGATGAGCCGCCCGTCATCTGTCAGGCGATAATACTCCGCTGGCAAGACACCCACAAAGTTACCCTTGCGGTACTCTTCGATAGCGGTTTCGAGCTGGCTGGCAAAGTTGTCCAGGAAAGCGAATTGACTTTCGATGTAGGCTTGCAATCCTTCACTGTCAATGACGGCCTCGCCGTCCTCGCCAAGTATCCAGGCCGAACTCAGGTACAAGGCCAGCAGGTCGCCCATCTCGGCGCGCCAGTCGGCAGGCGTCATTTCTCCGCTGGCTAGCTTGCGCCACAATTCGGCAATGCCAAGCTGGACATCGGTTTCAAGAGCATCGTAGACTTCTTCAGGGGTTGGCATGGGTTACACCATCATTCTTGTGAGCATAATTCATTCCTGCCCAAAACACCTGCCATAATATCATGGCGTTTTCTTCATCGCTGCGTTTCTCCCATTCGGGCACGGTAGAACCGTCCAGCGTGTCCGGGGCCGTGAATACCTGGTACAGCTCGCGATAGACACCGACAGACTCGCCGGATACGCTATCTAACCCACTTTCGGCAAGAAATTCTTTGAGTGCAAGGTTTGGGGCGTTTTCCGCCATAAGATCATTATACAATTTGTCATCATCAAAGTCAGGATCGCCATCACACCCCATGAGAAATATTTCCCTAAACTTCTCTTTCTTCTCTCGCGGAAGATCGTGCTCGAGGAAATATTTCTCGAAGGTATATCCATCTTCCCTGTATGGCGTTCCGAGTGCAAAGACATAGGCGGCAAACAGCGCTTCCTCTTCTTCGGGGTCTGAAATTTCTGTGCCTGTAATAGTGATAACATACTCAAATAAGTCTCTTTGCGTATGCCCATATTCTGCAAGGGTTTGTTCTTCGGTTTGCATGTTTACACCATCGGAGTAACAACTAAATCCGCTGCCGGGGCTGCGGTTGCTGCAAGGTATGGCGCTGAAACCTGTAAGGCGGCAATGGCGATAGAAGCAACCGCGACGGTGACGCCTATCGCAAGTGCTACTTTGGCCGCACTGATACCAATCTTTTTGACCACTGCCCACACGACGGCTAATACCCGGTTTGGGTGCTTCGTTTTGCCGCCGTCATAAGAATAGCGACGGGGTGCTGCGCCGCGCCCGCCATACACATCTTCAACTACCCGCCGCCCGTTGGGGAGTTTCACTACCCGCGCCGTGTCTGCGCCCTTGGCTGGCTTGGGTGTCCCTTTGCCTTCCACGTCTCGCAAGCCATCCTTGGCGGGCGTTACTTTCGCAATTTTGGGGGCCTTCGCTGGCTTCTCTGACTTCGGCGGTTTCTCCACTTTGGGCTTCGCTACCTTTGCGGGCTTTTCACCCCTCGACGGTTTCGGAGCCTTGGCTGGCTTCTCACCCGCTGGCTTGTTTGCCTTGGGCTTTACCGCTTTCGGGGCGGGCGGTTTGTAGCCCGGCGGGGCCGGTTGCGGGTACATCGCCATGCGGTTGCCGTGCGTTTTTTGGTTGTGCATCCCCTGGCGGTGCTTCAGCCCTTCCAGCCACACTTCCTCAACTAGATTTTTCATCGCCGATAATCTCCAATCGCTGCTTGCGCTCTGCCCGCTCGAATTTCTTGCCGGTGTCCAGTTTGCGCTTTGTCTTTTCCAACAGCTTGCGCGCCGCCGCAATCGGGGGCTTGAACTCCTTGACTTCTGGCACGTCCTCGACACTCTCGCCTTCGGTTTCCGGGGTCTCACCTTCGGTGGTGGTTTCCGGCATTGCCTCGGCTTCCTCATCTTTGGGTTGAGTGGGCGTCATCTTCTCATCATCGGCCATTGACCCGCCCGACGTCTCATCTTTGGGTAAGAACTCTTTGGGCAAAATGTCTTGATCGACCAATACCTGTACCGCCTGCTCCGGCATGACAATCCCACCTTCGATAGCGGCCTTCATATTGGCAATGCGCTTGCCTTCGTAATCCGCTTGCGCTGCCATGTCGCGCAGGTCTTTCTCGAACCATACCCAGGTCGTGAAGTCGGGCAAGACAAGGGTATTATTTTGGTGTGTCCACTGCTGCTGCCAGCTTGCCAACCCACGCCCGCTCGATTTTTCCGCCAAAACAATCGACTGTGCGCCAGTCCCGAACCCTTGCCCCGATAGCGGCTGTAAGTCCTGCGGGTCAAGCCCGATATTGTCCGCATAGGTCAAGATGGATAGATCAAACTCTTGCTTGCGCTCGAATCTGTCTGGCAATTCTGCCAGCGGGATGGTAGCGACTTCAGGCGGTTTATCCGAGGGTACGCCGATAATCACCGCGCCCATGTAAGCCGCAAGCCCCTTCGCTACGGTTTGCTCTTTGGCTGCCCGAACTGCCCCTTCGATCTGCGCTTGTACCAGGCCATTGACGATGTAAAGGGCAAGGGGGGAAAGACCTGCCACCTTTTCTCTCAGATACCACTCGATAGCGGCTAGCTTGTAAATTGCATTGTAAGACCTGCCCGCCGCCGACCTGCCCACCCCGAAATACATCTCGCCAGGGTCTGGCATGTCTGAGAACATCATCACCTGGTGGGCCTTCAACTCGTGGATTCGGTTGCGCCGGTCTCGGTACAAAGCGGGTATAGCCGGGTCGCCTGTGCGCGTGCAATTGTGAACTACAAGATCGCCCGCAATAAAATTGTGGTGCTCTTCAACGTCAATACAGAAGGTTGTGGCCTGTTGACCGTTATCACCCGCCTTGACTTCCACGACGGTATCCATAAACCGTTCGGCTTCTCCCAAATCCCAAAGATCGGGAGAAAAGTCAAAGGAGCTTGGAAGTGGAGGAAGTTTATAGCGTAGGACTGGTGGAATATACGGCGCTACTGTCTGCAAGAACTCCATGCTTGCATGAACAGGAATATAAATCTCATTCTTGTGCAGCCTCGCGTCAAATCCTTTAGACTTCAAGAACTCGACTAACCAATCTTTATCATCTTGGCTATAGTCGTTTACGGCGAATCTAACCGCTGGTTTTCTACCAGGAACTCCAGAAAACATAAGGTTTCCATCATCCATGTACCACGTGGCAAGCATGAGCGGGCCGTAATACTCTTCGATCAATTCGCGGGCAACGTGCTTGCCGTCTTTGTACCACGCATCCCACCAATCCATAAATGCCGGTGTTCTATGGGTTGATGTTTGATAGACACGATTAGCAAAGGCTTTCTTTCCTGCGATTGTCATTATTCTTGCTGGAATAGTGCGAATTGGGCTAAACCCAAACCCCTTCATGGATTTTATTTTTAGGTCAAGCCATTCTTTTTGTGCTTCACCCTGAGCAAAGTCAATAGCAGCGTATTGGTTTTTGCTGATACTGGAATCGCCCAACAAAGCACCTACAAGCATAGACGCCTGCCCCCAACTAGGGGCCGGGTGCTGCGTAACAATTTCATCGCCCGGCCTTAGGTTTCCAGCGTCTTTCCATCCCGTAGAAGTCAAGAATGGATGATCGTCAGTAGCCCATATTTTTTGAGTGCGCCCGTAGGTATGTTTGGCGTGTTTTGTTTCAATGCGCAACCATTTCCTGCCGTCAAGATTGTTTTCATACCAATTCGTAATCTTGCGCGGTTCAAGTTTACCGGTCGACTCGTTGAACGCCACGACATCGCCGCTGTATTTCTTGCGTACAATGTCCATAATAGCCATTGTTTTTCCGTCCGCAAGCAATACTCTTGTTTCACGCCCAAGACATCTCATGCTGTCGAGGTGTCTTAGCCCGACAATTTTACTCCCGACTGATTTACGCTCTCGGATAATCTCTGTAAATGATCCGTTATCGGTCACTAGAAAGTCTGCCAGGTGCTTGGATAAAAATTGCACCCACCCGATCTGTTGACCATCGGCCATGAGATACAATTCCTGGAACTGGCGCGCCCGTCTATCGGACGTGCTATCGATGCGCCATGACTTACTGGCGATCTTGGTAATGGCGATATAAACCGCCGCTGCCCACATCGCCTCGTTGTAGACGGTAGAGCGCAATACTTCATCCCGTCCCCGCGACCAGTAGGCCGGGGGCTGCGGGGGTAGGGGCATGTTATTCGAGTATGTCCACGTTTGGGGAATGACAAGCGAGATTACCCCGCCTTGCACGCTCCCCTGGTCGCCAGCCGTTACCGATTTATTCAGGAAGTCAGTCTCTGCCATCTTTGCACCTATAAGCCCCAATAGCTCGATCTCGCTGCCGCCATACTCAGGCACACGGCAAGATCGATCTTCAGGTTATCGTTCTTTTTGGTCAATCTCAACTTTTCGCCGCTCGTTTCCATGTTCGCATTCTGGATATGCTCGGACAGGTCATAATCGCCCGTGTGGTGGACGCGCCTATCTCTAATCATATCACGCAATGACTTATCTGCAACTGCCCTTTCTTGCCCTTGTGCGAACGCATAGAACGTGCTAATCAATTCGTTCGTCAATCGGCTCGCCATGTCCTCAAGCTGGTAAGGGTCATAAGCGACTTCGATCACGTTGTACAGGTCAATCAGCCTGCGCAATTCCTTTTCGGGGCCATCTTCGCCGCCAAAGTCTAACTTACCACCTTTGGGGGGCTTCCACGCTCTTGAATAGCGCACGTCATATTGACCATCACCTCTCCCCGATAGCATAAGGATACCGAAACAGTCACCCGAAACCGCCGCATCCATCGCAATGATGCAACTCTCGTTTAGCCCAAGAGCGGGGCCAGCCTCGCGGCAGGCTTCCCACCACTCGGACGGGATGAAGGTCTGAGAACTGGACGCCCACTGGTTCCTGTGTACCCGATTGAACTCGCTTTCCAGCAGGGTCGCTGATTCCTGTGCATAATATTCTTTCGTCTGCCAGGATAAGCGGGGCTGTGTATTCCAAAGCGAGAACATGCGCGCCGGTTCGTTCCTGAATGCTTCCAGTGGTGGGTCGATTTTCGTCTTTGCCCACTCGAATTGTGCGCCATGTTTCACGCCGGTTTCATAGAGACGTTCTAAAAGCGGGCTTTCATTCGTGAACCCGGCATAGGTTTCAATCCACCTGAAAGACTTACCAAACTTAGTCGGGCTTAGGGTCTGCTCTGTCCACATTTTCTCTTGCGCCTTTTGATGCGCTCCCCAGAGCTCGCTGAATACTATCATGTCTGCATTGCCACCCGCCTCGCCTGTCGGGTCAATCGGGATTGCTTCGATGAATGTCTTATTCGGCAGGGTGATCTTGTAATTGGCAATCTTGACAGTATTCTTTAGGTATGGATTCAACTCGATAGCCCGCCGAATGTAATAAAATACACGGCTATCAGCCTGCTTTAGATCGTTCGCAATGATGTAGACGCTGCCCCACTCGACCTGGAAGGCACGCCATAGAACTACGGCGGCGGCAAGCGTCGACTTGATAGATTTTTTTACGTCACTCCAAAGGATTGTTGAATAGCGAAATAGCCCATCGTCGCTAACCGATAGGGCTTCTTTCAAACTCAGTCGTTGGTATGCGTGCAATTTCAGGCGATGGTTCGGTGTTTCCGGCACTCTGAAATGTACCAGCATCCAATGAACTGCATCATCATCAATCAGTGGCGGGGCCGTCGGTTGGTTCAGGCTCAATCCCCGCTTCTGTATCTCCATCAAGCCGAATACCAACTGACGTAAGGATTCCCGCGACGTGTTTGATAAGCTCATGGTCGTTCAATCCTTCAATCTCTAATACCTGTTTGATAGGCCGATCAAGACCTAACAGCTTACAGCGCATGGAGATACACCTTTCCACGCCTTGCAAGAATACCGGGTTGCCGTCCGAGTCCTGAATGACAAGTGACGTAAGCTGCTTCTGTTGGGTTGTCGCTCGCCTGTCTGGTTTCAGGCTGCGCTCCCAACTCTCCCAATAGGTTTGCTCCAATTTATCGATCTTGGCTAACTGTTCAGCGCGCAAGCGCCCAATATCATCTGCTGCCCGTGCTTGCCAGATACCAATCATGTGCTGCAAGTCATAGCTAACCTGTCGCCTGGATACCTGACGCTCTGGCGGATATGACTGATTGACAAAATCCGCTATCTCTTGGTGGCTTTTGCCCTTCAAGAATAAGTCAGCCGCAACTAGTCGATCTCGCTCTATCTCGCGGTCGAGGCGCTTGCTTTCACCGGCCAATTTCCCCTCCCATTTCCTTTGACATTGAATGATTAGACATATAAATACTCTTGGCCAAGTAATACCGGCTCTAACTTGGTTGCGCTTGCCCATCGCTCAATCGTTACCGCTACATAGCCAGGAGATATTTCTATACCCCTACAGCGTCGCCCAAGGCGTTCGCAGGCAATAAGGGTTGTACCGCTGCCCAAGAAGGGGTCAAAGACAAGACCGCCGACTCTGCTTATCAAGTCTTGTATAACTGCAATTGGCTTTACGCTGGCGTGCCATCCTTGACTTTTGTCAAGCTCTTTGCCTATTGTTGTTGGGCTGTAACAGTCATGCGCAAACGGATCAACGCGCAACCATTCGCCCTTGCCGGTGCTGCTTATTAGGATGGCTTCTGAAGTCAGAAGCCATCCCCTCCAGGGAAATGTTTCGTCACTCGGCTTATACATCCAAAGCATTCTTTCAAACACTTGCCCCGCTTCTCGTAGTGCATCCAACCAAACAGGGAAAAGCCGCGGTGATTGGAAGTTTATAATTATGGCGTTTTCAATTGGCATAGCAGACAAACACCCATCGAATAGCTTGCGCAAACCTTCGGGGTTATCGTTTTCAATCCCTGCTTGATTTATTCCATACGGGCTGTCTGTCACCACCGCGCCCGCCTTCTCTCCCCCCATCACCCGCTCCACAACGGCGTGGTCGGTGCAATCGCCACAAATCACCCGATGGTCGCCCAACTGCCAAAGCTGCCCGCTTTTCACTTGCCATTTCTCGCATAATTCGTCAGCTTTGCTAATTTCAGCACCGGGGTCTTCAATGTTTTTGTCGGCCCCAAGTTCTTTTAGAATTTCGTTCCATTCCTGGTCGCTGAATATTGTCTCAACCATTTCCGGGTCATCTTCGGTTAGCGCCGCCATGACTTCGGCATCCCACTCAGCCAAGACACCCGCCTGATTGTCATAAACGGCCATGCGCTTCTTTTGCTTGTCAGTCAATCCCTTTCTGCGAACGGCAATGATCGTCTGCCCGTCAGCGTCTACCACCTGGACGTTCTCAAGCCCGACTTGGCCGGCTGCCTGGATTACGCCATTGCCCGCTAAGATTTGATTGTTTTCGTCAATCACAATCGACCTCGCCGCTCCCAACTCTTGCAGAGATAGGGCGATGGTATCAAGGTTGCGCTTGTTATGCTTGCGCGGGTTTCGTGGGTCGTGTTTCAATTCGTTGATCTTCATCTTTCACCTATCCAACATATGCCCCACCATTGCGCCGGCCCCTACCCCAATGGACGCAATCAGGTAGCTTACAATCGTTCGCTCCGGTTCCTTCTCTTGGCTGCCGTGCTGAAACCAGACAACGAACGGCAATAATACCATGACACCGATACCAGAGCGGAGCAAGCTGCCCCAGTGCGGGCCAAAGGTCAATGACGGTTTATACGTTTGGTGGGCCGCAACACCAGCGACAAATGCGCAAACCAGCTTGACAGCGATCATCTTACCAACTCCCGCCCATCGGTGGCTGTTTAAGTCCCTTGCCGTTGTCCTTCTTGGTTGTCGGTATAAACGGTTCGGGGGTGATGTTATGCTTTTCCAACTGCCCGACTAGCCGATCTGCCCAATGGTGAAGTAAAACAATCTCGTTTTCTTGGCTCTTCACCCGCTCGTTCAGATTTGCGATTTCTTCCATGCGCATCTGGTTCCCGCCGGTCAGGGCTTCGATCTGGGTAGCCAGGGCTTGATTGTCGCCCTTCAAGGTTCTAACCTGCTCTCGGAGCAGCTCGATCTCGCCCTTGTCTAACTCCCTGGCGTCTTTCAAGGTCTCGATTTTCTTGCAGGCTTCGGCAAGGTCGGTTTCTAGCAACTGTATTCTGGCGTGCATGGATGCGACCATGACGCCTGCCGCCTTACTGATTTTCTCCGTTGCGTCCGCTTGAGTAAGTTTTATGTCACTCGGCGCTTTGCGCAAGTTGATAATAACGGACGCCGCCGCGCCCAAAAGTGCTACAACGCTAACTAATGTTTCGATGCTCATTTGGGCACTTCTCCAGGGTTATGACAAAGTTTACTAGCTCTGTGACGATCCACAGATTCAACGGACGCAAAATAACCCGGCCAAAGAATACCGGGTCGATGGTTGGGATAAGATCGAAGTTAGCGAGTAGGACGTAAACATAAACCGAACCGATAGCAAGCGCAATGCCCACTGCCCGCACTCTCAACCAGGGACGCCGCAGCTTCAGTGCATGCCAAGCAAGCACCCCTGACAATACCACCAAAGCGAAGGCCATCACGCCTGCCACGATCTCGCTCATTACTTCACTGCGAAGGTGTACGCAGTCTGGTTCGCAATCAAGGCAAAGATAACGGCGCTCAGCAACTCAGGCAATGCCGCCTGATTGCATACCACGTCATCACGCCAGCCAACACACGACAGGCCGAAGATGACCAAACACGCCAGAACCAGTGACAACCCCATGACCAACCGCTTGTAATTGCCAGCCAGGTTGTCAAACCACTCTTTTAGGCCAGGGACGTAAGCGAAGGCCAGGGAGATAATCATACCCGATATGGACGCCAGTAATTCAGTCATAACGATAAACTCTCTTTCGGGGTCAATCTCTTGACCTTGTTTATATTATAGACGTAAACAAGCGAGATTGCAACCAAGAAACGGGCGCTTCATTCTTGCGGTAGCTTGTACAGGTTTTGTGTACATTTCAAGGGGTAAAAATGGCAAATGCTCCATTTGGATAATATATTATCGAAAAATGGGTATTTAATTCCGATCACCTATATATATTCCTTTAAGCTGATCGGAATTAAATCGCAAGAAATCGACAAAATAATTATCGAATTTGTCACTTTCGGAAGCGAAAAATGGGTGTCCGAAATGTGATTTTTGATGAATTTTAGGATACAAGCATCAAAATTTCACCCGAACAGGAGTAGAGACGGTGAAACCTGTACAGAACCTATACAAACAAAAAGACCCGCTCATTGCAGCGGGTCTTTTTGGGGGGAGAGTGGGGGAGTTAGAAGCGGGGGTTAGACTTTGAAATATTCGTCATCTCCTCGAGTGTCATCTCGGTTGATTTGAATGTTTCGTCATCAAAGATAAACGAGAATGATCCATTCGTATTCTTGATGACCTGCCCGGCATTGCCCTTTTGGGCCTGTAGCATCTCGATGTTTTCCGCAACGACCTTCTCTGTTTCTGTCCAATTGGGATTCCGTGTGAAAATCATTTTTCTACTTCTTTCTTGTTTGTGAACTGGTTTATTACGCCTTCAGCGCATCTTCAACGATCTTTTCTACTTGGGCTTTCACGTCTGCGCTTGAAGCGTGACAAAAAGCCTTGTACGTTCCGTCCCGCAATATCCAGACTATGACGGTTTGGTGATACGAATTGACCCGAACCTGGCAATCATAGATGATGCACTCCTGGCCTTCCCGAACGGCCTCGGACATGTGCCCGCTTACTGCAATGGAGCGGATGCGATTGATAACTTGCTTTTGCTCGTAGGTTGCCATTGGTTTACGCTCCTGCGCTGGTTTCGATTGCGTAGGCCGCCGCGTCCATAACCAGGCGCTGTTCTGAACTTGCGAACGGGATAACCGTACCATCTTTGTTGATGTACATGGTTGTTACAACGGTCTCGTTATACATCTCGAAGGCAAGCGTATACAGCAAAGCTCCGGGGGTGTGGTTTTTAGCGGGGCCGACAGTCTCAAATGTTGGGTGAAGTCGGGCGCGGATATTGTCGATGGATCGTTGCTGTTCGGGGGTCATTTCGTTGGGCATGATGTACTCCTTTGGTTACTCCTTGACAAAAGCGATCATTGAGAACGTCCAGCGGGCCGCCTTGTTGATTTCATCACGGCTGAACCCCAGGGACTTGGCATACTTGATAAACTCTCGTGCGCCGGTGGTATTCTTGCCGTACCGGACGCCATACACGGCGGCTTTCTCTCGAAGGGCATCAACATCTTCAATCAGTTTTGGGGTTAGGGTATTCATGGGTTACTCCTTGCGTTCCTTGACGATCTTTCCACCATTGACCCACATAACAAGCAGGCCATAGCGACCGGGGCGATCAAGCTGCTCTTGCACTTTCTGGCGTGCTTCTTCTTCGCCATGAGCGCCAACGGAGATAATGCTAGGGCCATCTTCAAAAGCGTAAGCGGTGTAAGTTTTCATCGTCATTTATCCTTTCAAGATACTTGTTTATTAGCTTGGTAGAAGTATACTGCAATCAAGTATTCCTGTCAAGGGCCAATCTTGCGCTTTCGCTCGTTTTCGATCATGACTTTCAGAACGTCAATGATCTGCCCGCCTGCCAGCGTTCGCTCGTTTGCTTCTGCGATAATGTCATCTGCGCTTCGGTTAGAGATTGCGCAAAGCTGGACAACCAGCGAGAGAACCTTGATATGGTCACTCACCTGCGCCTTCGCCCGTTGTGTTTCCACTTCTTAGCCTTCCTTCGCTCATCTGCCTGGATATGGCACGAATGGCAGAGCACCAACAAATCACCCGGCCACTCGTGCCCGAACCGCTTGTAGGTTTTATGGTGGACTTCCAGGTGTTCACGCCGTCCACACGCCCGACACCTGTAATTCGCCGCTTGAAGGGCACGGTTACGAACCAGCGCCCATTCAGGCGAGTGGATGTAAGCCTTGTAGCGCCAGGAGGTCAAGCCGCTTTCGCTCGTTCTGCTGCCCGGCGCGCCGTTCCTGCAATGTCATTCATGCTGGATCGGTGAATATCTTGCCATTTGTCGAAGAAGTCTCGCTCACTCAGTCCCGACTCGTTCAGTCTATTGGCGTATTCTACCCGACTTCCACAAATGACAGTCTCAAGAGCGGTGATAATCTCGGCTCGCTTGGTTTCCAGAGCGGTTTCAATGGATACGGCATAGGCTCCAAGGAACCCTTCTTCCACGTCGCCGAAAAGATAAACGTGCATGATTGTCATGCCATCTTCCAGGCGTTTTACGCCATAGGAACCACGCCCAAGGATGATACCAATTACTGCCGCTACCATGTCGCTTTCGGCTTCAAATTCGATCTTGTCTGAGGGGTTGATAAGTTCGTAGATCATGATTATCGCTTGCCTTCCTGGAAGTCTTTATATTTCAACTTCCACATGATCCGATGGCCGGCGCGGGTCAACATGAGCGGGGATGATCGGGCCACAATACCTTCGGCCCGACAGCCTACGCCGCCTTCGTTCTCTGCAACAATAGAATTGTTGCCGCTGTTCATAAGGACGCGGTCAAGATCATCGGCACTGGCTGGCAACCAGTCGATTGTTCCCAGGGCGGGAACCGTCTGAACGCCCAACTTGCCAGCGATATCGACCATGCTTTCCACATCCATCCACCACTTGCCAATCAGGACATCAAACAGGCGAAAGGCTGGGTCTGGACGGTAGCGCCCGCCTGACTGGATTTTACCGCCGTATCCTTCGCCAAACAGGATAATCTCATTGCCGGGCTGGAATACTGTTACCAACTTGGAGAGGGGAAAAACTTCATCAAGATGAGCAATCAATTTTGGGGGCATGTCTGCGTTATCCGTTCGCCCGCAGAACTTGACGCTCCCAAGGGCATGATTTGAGGATTTGAGGTCAATCACCACTCGAACGTTCATGCCGTCAACCTTTTCGGTGACGTGCCAGGTTTTGACGGCTTCAAACTCAGGACATCGTACCAGGGCCGGGTCAACTTTGAAATTCTTGTCACGATCATAAAGCGTTTCGATCTTGGGATATTCGATAGTCATGGTCATTTTCCTTTCACCCTGAACGGGGGATTCGTCATGAATGCGCCGGTTCCTGTCGCTGGGTCAATTGCCTTGGGCTGGCAGGTAGGGCACTTATCGCCAGTGTAAACGATCTTGCAAAGCGGGCAGGCCGTCCAGTGGATTGACTTGGTATCCATGTCATTATTTCCGACTGTAATACCTATCTAACTCTTTCGCCAAACCACCGGCGCTATCGGCTCCCAAACTTCCCATATCCCAGGTTGAACGCCGGGCAGAGAAAGACTTGCTTGAGAACTTCCAGAATAGCCAGTTATTGTACATGGCGTCAACCTTTGGCGGGATAAGGCCAGAATAGGCGTTGATCTTCAAGATCGCTTGCTCAATCGTCTCTTTCTCTGCCTTTGTCCAGTGCTCACCTTGGAACTCGTAGGGCAAGTAAACATCGCCCCGATTATCAAGCGCACGCAAGAATAAATTCGCAACGTCCATTTGTCATTTTCCTTTCTTGAACCAACTTTCAATCTTCTGCCAAAACGTCCGCTTCGGCATGTACTTTGACGTGTACTCTGGCGGGCTTGAATAATAACTGTTCACGTGCTGGTATTGTACCTTTGCGAATCTGGCAGTGAAGATAACCACTTCCCCCCCTGTTTGGGAGCATTGCCCATTCTCGTTTTTCGTCAATCTCGACGGTGAAGATACCATCGGCTTCGTAGAGCGCCTGTCCCAACTTCTCCCAGAACTCGCGGCGGCAAGCAGCATACGCTTGCTGTTTGTACCGCTCATCTGCCCAATACTCGATTAGAATTTGCACTCGGAGCGTGTCATTATTGTTCATAGCCCACCAATATTTGTGTCTGTTTTCTCTGCCAAGATAGCATCATAGCTACGCATTGAAAGATCGGCAATGATCCGTTTCACCGCTGCAATCGTTTGGAGTGGCATTTCATCAATTTCTTTTAGCGCCCGCAATAAGTCTAGCGCCGCTACTTCGGCGTCTCTGATTACTTCAACTTGTCGTTTCATTCCGAAAATACCTTCTTTCCAGGCTCCGCAACCTTCACGGCGTGGAAGCGGGTATCGGAGCGGTAATCGTTCGCTACCCGCTGCGCATCTTCCAGGGTCTTGCAGTGTCTCAGGCAGGCAACATAGCCATGCTCACCAAAGCCAACTACCAGGAACATTGCCTTTGTTACATTCTGATACCATTGGGGATTCATTATTCCACCTTCCAGTTTTCGAGGTAATAGCCGCTGTGATCTGCCAGAGCGTCTTCAACCTGATTATTCCAGTATGCGATAACGTCATCTTCGGAGTAGTTTTCGTCACTCTCGGAATGATAACAGACGGGGCATTCTGCCATATAGTCCCCGTTGGCTTGTGTGATCTTGGGCAGGACATGACAGACGGGGCATTCAAGGGCAATCGGGCTGCGCAAGGCAACATTCCACAACTCGCTGGCCTTTTCTTGGGTGTCAGCGGCAGGGCCTAGCGCAAAGCACGAAAGACATCTTACCCGATGGCCGCTAAAGCTGATGTGGAAATCATTCTTGCTTGACTTGCAGAATGGGCAATTGTCGATTTTCATTCGTTTTCTCCTGCCAGGGGGCATTGCTGATTGAACCACGTGCGCAAACCAGCGATCTTGGCATCGATCTGCGCCGTGCTGTTGGTGGATAGGATTTTCCAGCGCGCCGGTATGGACGTGAACCCCGCCGCCTGGATTGAGTGTACCAGCGCGTACCAGTCCTGGATTGCTTGCTCTTTTTGCGCCGCATGGTTCAGTGCGATAAGGTTTCTCATTTCACACCCGCCGCTGTCATTTCTCGTGCGGTAGTATTCCATTCCTGGATTGCAAATTCACCGCTCTCACTCTTGATATCTTCAAGGCCGCAGTGTTCGCACACAACTTGATAGCAACCGTCTTTATTTTGCAAGGATGGGCGTCTAAGGCAGTCGGGGCAATCGTCTATACCGTCCGTGTTTTTGTCATGGGGCAAGGCCGCTGCCAGTGCGCTTGCGATGGCAATCAGGGCAGTGGTCTTTGCACTCTCAAAGCGGGCGTCAGCCAAGTCGATGGCCCCCGACTCGATCAAACTCAAAACGTGCTGTTTAGTGCCAGCGAGGATAACCTTGAATTGTGTCATTCTATCCTTCCTTGTGTGCGCGCCCATCGATGTAGGCAAACAAAGCATTCAGGGCCTCGGTGTACACTTTCGCCAGGTCGCTCCTCCCGCTACCATCTAGCTCCATATTGACAAGAGCGAGGCGCAGGTTTTCTTCGTTCATGGTGAACTGAGTGCCGCCAAATGTAAACTTTATCTTTGGTGGTTCGGGTCGAGAAAAATCGATAATCCTAAATTGTAGCATTCTATCCTTCCTTCCTAAATCTCTTTCAGGGCTTTACGGGCCAGCTTG